AGCGTTTACTGTAGTTAAAGCTGTTTTGTTGGCAGTAGTTAGCCATGTGTTTTCTAAATAAGTTTTGTTTACTGCATCATTATTATTAACTGGGTTAGCTACGTTAGTAATTCTTTTTGAGTTAGCGTCCCATTGGTCTGTAGTTCCACTTAACCCAATGTTATTACCAGTAATGTCAATAGCTTCTTGTGCCATGAAGAAAGTTTGGTTCCCATCTTGGTCAAGAGTAGCTTCTGTTAAAGTAGAACCATCTTGGTAATCAGTTAGTCTTGCTGTTCTATTAGATGATCTAGTAATTTTAATTATTGCCGAACTAGCGGGTGCAGAGTTAAAAGCTATAGTAGATGAATTAGAAAAAGTGTAATCTGTTGTAAGACTTTTTGTAACACCATCTACTGTTACAACTACATGAGCTTGTTCAATGTATGGGAACGTAATACTATAATTAGTTGTACTTCCATTTCCTGTGTATGTATCTATTGCAAACGCCATATTTTAATATAATCCTATTTTCCCCTTATCTGGTAAACCAGAGTGATCTCTAGCAAAGTTAATTAATTGATTTACTCCATATAAGTTTTGATATGGTAGTATTCTCATTATTCTATTTAAGTCCTGCTTACTAAAATTGTAATCAGAATTAAATAAAGATTTCATAACAGACCCACCAATACCCATTACTTTTTCTCCTAAATCGTATGTTGGGTTTCCTGTTATTAAATTCATTTCTTGACCTGATGATCTTGTATTAAATCTATATTCAGGTGCTACTTGTCCTAAGACTAAATCCATAAATGGAGGCATAACTGAAGACCAACCTGCTCTTTGGAAAGAAGCCATAGCAAGTTTAGTTACATCTCCTTTATCTCCTAATTTCTTTTTAAGGTATGCTTTCTTTTCACTTGCATTCATTCCAATAGTATTGAAATGTGCTTGTGCAACATAACCTGTACCACCAATTAAAGTAGTATACATAAACATAGAGAAAGTTTGGAAATCTCCCATAGCTACATTATGTAAAAATTGTTTACTCCAAGCAGTCATTATAAACTGTCTAAATTGAGACATAGTTTTTCCAAGAGCTTTGTCAGAGAAAAATCTACTTGTGTCTCCAATCATATTGTATTGGACTGCTCTTTTAGTATATCTATTAACTGCTATACCAAATTTCTTAACTAAGTTTTGATCCGCAAAATTAACAAAATCAAATTGTAATACTCTACGACCTAATGCTGTTTTTTGTGTTACAACTTTAGGACTATTAAATTCTTTTGCTAAAGCTAATAAGTCATCATCGCTTAAACCTAAAACTCTATATCTATTTAATCTTCCTTTAGATATTTCTTTAAGAACTGTTCCCTTTTTAGAAACATCAATTAAATCTTCTGCTAGTCTATGGACAAATAATCTCATAGCTATTCGTCTTTGATTTCTGTCTATATGTATAAGACCAGATGCGTGTCCTGTACCTTTCTCAAAAGCATTTTGAGCAGGTTTAGATATTAAACTTTTTTTAGTTGTATCTAATTGTGAAACACCTCTGTCTAAGACATCATACGCTTGAAACTGTCTGTAAATATAATCATCTCCATTAGAAGAACCTATTACTGCTAAATCTTTATAGAAAGTATCTTGTACTTTTCCATCTTGAGCATCACTTAATAATCTTCTAAATATTGGAATTTCATTTAATAAAGTTCTTAATCCTTGTTGAGATACCGCAACTCCATATTCAGGAAGCTGTGCTATGCCAACTTGGTTTAGAACCCTAACAAAATTAAATCTTCTTAAATCTCTTAACCATTTATTTAAACCAATAGTAGGATCGCCTGTTTCAGTTGATCTTCCCATTAAGTTATTAAAGAAACTATCTATCGTATCTTTTTCTTCTTTAGCTATAAACTGTCCACCTGCTTTTCTTTGTGTTAAGTTTTTTAACTTTTTAAATTCACCTTTAGCTTCTGGGTCTCTATAAACAGCATCAATATCTCTTTTAATATCATTACTGTATTTATTCCAAGCAGTTCTACTTTTAATTCCTAATCTATCTGCAAGTGAATACCAACCCGCCATTTCATTTGTGTATGAATGCCAAAGTAAGTCTACATCATTTTCAAATATTTCATCTAGTCTAACTCTCTGTCCCTTAATGACTTCTTCAAAGTTTTCATCTAATCTTATTCTTTGTTTAAATCTTCCTGATGTTAAAAGTGTAAGTTGATTTCTTAAACCATCAAATAAATCATCTCTTTGTGATTGAGATAAATCTACAAATACATCATCAATATATTCTCTTAATAATGCAGGGTCTTTAATTCTTAATAATTGTTCTATGTCAAAACCACCTTGTCTATTATTATACTTAGCGGCTTTCACTATCACTTTTGCTAACGCTCTAGCTTTTGAAACAGATATTTTAGTTGTTTTAGGTTTATCTAAACCAGTTTTAACTGTAACTGTTTCAGCTTTAGCAACAGGATTATCTAGTCTGTTTAATGCAGGTTGTTGTTTAGCTATTGCATTAGTTAATAAATCTTCAATACCATCTTCGCCTATTCTTCTTTCTAAAGCGGCAAAACTTTCAAAACTAATTTTTCTGGGTACATAAAATTTACCTGTGTTAGCGGCTAAATCTTCAGCACCCTCAACACCCGCTTCTTTTAAAAGTTTAGCCCAAAGTTGAAAACCTTGTGAGTACGCATTAGCGGCTCTTAATAAATTCTTATCTTTTAATAATACTTCTTCTCCTGCACTTAATTTTAATCCTTTTTCTTTTTTACTAAGAGCAATAATTAATCTCTTAGTGTCGTGCATAAATCTTGTTTTGTGTCCAAACTGAAAGAAACCTCTAACAGCACCAAAACCTTTTTCTTTAAGATAACCTTTCATAGCTTCGCCTACTTCTCCGTAGACTGCATGATGAGCTCTCATTACAGTTTGATCTCTAGTCATTTCAACTGTACTTTCTTGAACAGCGGCTTTTCCTGTTTTAGTATCTTTATAACCAACAGGTTCTTCCATTGATCTAAAACCAAATGCTTTAGCTTTTTTAGAAAGACTTGTACCTAAAGTACCTGATCTAGTCATACTAAAACCAAAGAAAGGAACATTTCTTAATTTAGGAAAGAATACTTCTACATTATCTATTAACGCAGTATCGTTTAAATCTTTTTCTAATTTCTTATTGTTTTTAGAATGCTTAACATTCTTAAATACTGTTTGGTCTGCTTCTTTACTTACTTCCAAACCGTTCTCTACTAAATTCTGTCTTGTCTCTGCATTAGCTATATTCCTTAGATTTTTAGCTGTTAATGCAGATATTCCCCCTCCAAGAGTACCACCTAAAGCTGATGCAATAAGTACATCACTAAGTCCCATTGTTGGGTTATTAGCGGCTATAGGAGAATATAAAGAGCCCTCCATAGCACCGTAAGCTAAACCTTTTCTAACAAAGTTTTGTCTTCTAGTTAATCCCGTAAAGAATTTTGTACCACTCATTACTTTACTTAAAGCTCCGTACCCTGTTAAGTTTACAGGGTCTAAAATAAAAGTACCAAATTGTAGAGCTATACCTTTCCAACCATAAGAAGCTAACAACTCTGCGTTTGCTTGATGTCTTGCCGCTTTTTCAGCAAGATATTTTAAATGTTCTCCATTAAGAGCTCCAATTAAACTATCTGCAAATTCTGAATTTAAATTATATTCTTTAATTGCCGCTTGAAATTCCTCTTGATTATTTTCCCAACTAAAACCCTCCTCTTGAACAAATGTAGGATTAGCAAATAAATCATAAGCATTACTAAAAATAGTATTATCTCTAAGTGATGCTTTTAAAGCATTAGATATAGTCCTGCCCTCAGCTATATGTTCTTGAAGTTCACTATAATTGTAAGCTGAATCTAAAAATAAACCTCTACTTACATCTGGGTCTTCTGACCATAAATACTTTTGTTTAGTTATATCTACAGGTTTAAATTCATCTTTTTTAACAGCTTCTTTTTCTGTAAATATTTCTGGTTGTTTAACGTCCTTTAATACTTCTGGTTGTTTACCATCTTTTATTTGTTTTAATTTTTTCTTGTCCATATCAACTTCAGGATATGGGTAAATATCTTTTATTGTAGTTGGACTTTTTACATCTTTGTCTCTAAGAGGAGTTTTTTTTTCGCTTTCTAATAAATCAGCTTCTTTGTTTCTTCTAGTTGAAAATTGATCTCCGAAATTTCTTAAATTAGCTAATACAGCGTTCCAATCTCCACTAGCCGCTTGTTTAATAAAATTCATATCAGAACCATCTTTTCTAGTAAATGATGTTCCATGTTGAAAACCTACAGATGCTAAAATTGTTTGCTGTGCTTGAGATAATTCTTCAAAAGGTTTTACTGGATTATGCTTATTGTAAGTTGCTATAACTTGTTTAGTGTACCAATTATGTGATGCTTTATCTATCTCCGTAACTTGTTCATCATTTAAAGAAAAACCTTTTGATGCTTCTGTTGCTTGTGCACCAGACATACCAAAGAATTTAGATAACAAACTTGTTGTTTCTTCTGATATTCCCATTTCTGCTAAGAGTTCAGCGTTCTTTTCTTTAAGATCAAATCCTGTAGCTATTGTAACACCAGAGTTTTCACTTGGTACATACGCTTGCTTTACACCTTTACCCTCTAATGATGAAATAAATTCCCAATTAATGTTTGTAGTCATAATATTTAAAATTTATATATTTCTCCTTGTCCAAAAGTTTCCATTTGTGTTTCATTTAGTTTCTTCCAAAACTTCTTACTCTTTCTTACTTTGTCGTCTTTTTTAAGTTTAAGTTTTAAATCTTTAGCGTCTTGAATTTCTTTCTTTTCTGCTAATTTATCTTTAACTAATTCTATTGGTAATTCTAACCAAACCATACGACCATCTTTGTATTCAACTGTTTCGGGTACATCAGTCATAAAACCGTCTTGGCTTTTAAAATAAAGGGTATCGTTTTGTGAATTAACAATTAACTCGTAGTCGTTTAAATCTATACCCTCATTAATATTTGGAGATTTCCCTGCTACATCAATATTAGTTTCATCAAAGAAAAAACCAACCATACTTGTTTCTTGTATTATTGATTTTTCAGTATTTAGTTTATCTTGTAAAACTTCTATAGCTGAAACTTTAAAGGCATCATAGTTATCTTTAGTAACACCAAATTGATTTAATTTGTATTTACTAACGTAACGACCACCAACATTTTCATAATACTTTTCAACAAATTGTTTAGTTTGATTAATGTAATTATCATTAACATCTGAATTTATATTTTTAAAATATTCAGCTATTGTATAGACAAGTTCTTTGTTAGGAGCGTAAGCCATATTAGCTGAAAAACCACCCTCTAATTCAATTTTGTTAGCTGATGTTAATTGAGTAAATGTTTTAGTCATATTATCCATTGTTCCTAATTGTCGAATAATATCTTGAGGAGGTGTTCCTGCTTTACTTAAAACATCTCCAATAAAGAATTTATATTTATTCTTATCGTTTTCATTAAAGTACATACCGACTAAACCTCTTTGGTCTAATGCCGCATAAACTTCAAAAGCAAGTTTAGCATCTTCCGTATATGAACTACTTAAAGGTTTATCAAATAAATCTACTATTTGTGTTATAGGTTCATTCTTACCCATAGCAGGTATTAAAGTCATTGTAGCTTTTAAGAAAGCGTCCGCAGACGTATCTCCTGCTGCTATATTTTTATTTTGTTCTTTTTCAAATGCACTAGCACCAATACTAACTCTCTCTGATTTTTTCATACCAGATGAAGCAAGTTCTCCGTTCCACCATTTAACAGTATTTTGTTGAAGTTGAATACTTTCTCTTAACTTATCTACAAGAGCAACTACTCTATCTTGGTGTTTAGGATTGTTAATTATTGCAGGTGTACCGTCTGGTCTACCTTGCGTAAGTATTTCAATAAATTCAGTTGAAAATCTACCGTCTAAACTAGCATGAAGTTCAGCTTCGCCAATAATTATGTCATCAAATTCTGCTAAAGATAAAGCAGGATTTTTATTTTCTTTAATACTATTAAACATTTCTAAATATGTTTTAGACATATTATCTCTAAAGAATTGTGATTTTCTTTCTTGGTAGTTTTTTCCTAAAGTCATAGGAGGGTTAGCGTCATAAAAAGCTATTTCTAATGCTTGTTCTACTTGTTCTGGTAAAGATTGTATTTGCTTAGAAGCATTTGCAATTACAGTATATTTTAATTTATCTTCTTGCTTTTCAAACTCTTTAACATTTAACCATTTTCTTATTCCTGTGGTTGCTTCATTAAAAGCTGATGCAAAAAGTTCATCTCCCTCTTTTGAAGCCATGAATTGAGAACTGTATTCATCATAATGACTTCTCCAATCATAATTAGGTTCGTGTCTTCGTTTTAAATAATCGTCTTTAAAACTAGAAATCATTCCATCAACAGAATTTACTGCATACTGTTTATGAGCTCCATACTTAGCCCAACCGTTCATTATACTTGGAAAACCTTGTTTGTGTGCTGTTTCTGCTTCAGCTAAAGTCATTCCATTAATTCTAGCTTTACCTAATTCAAAATCTTTTTCTGCTTTTTCTTCAATATTCTTTTGAGTTAAATCTCTTATTGCAGGATTTATAGTTGCAAAAATATCAGCTAATTCTTGAAATGAGTTTTTACCAACTATTTGTGATGTAGCTGTAGTAATGTTTCCATCTTGAGGAGTAGGAGCATTGTCTATGCCGACATTAATACCAATATCAGTTTCAATTTTAGCCATTAATAATGCTCTCCTGTTTCATAATAATCATAATCAATTCCATCTAATCCAGTATCAGGTGGTTGATTACTCATGTTCATAGCCATAATATCAGTAGACGCACCGATAGCGTATGTCATAAAAGACGGTTTGAATGCTCTAGGTAAAGCAAATATTTGATTAGTGAATTTTCTATTCCAAGCTAATCTATTGTTAGCGTTAGCTAAAATATAATTTTCATAGTTTTGATCTATTCTATTAAGTTGCTTACCTGCACTTCTTTCTATATCTCCTATAAGAGTATTATAAATATTTCCACCAATACCTTTTTCAAAGAATCTAACATTAGCACTACCTAAAACTTTTAGTTTTTGTTCTTCAACATCTTCTTTTTTTGCTATTGACTGATCTTCTTTAACTTCTTTTTCTCTTATAAAAGCATTGTCTTTATAAATTGCTTCGTTAGCTAAATTCTTTTGTTTAGTTTTTGAAGTGCTATTAATATAATTTGCTTGTGCTTTATCCCCTTGATACTGCGTATAAGCTCCTAAAACTTTACTTGCGATATACGCTTCCATAGTACACATATTATTTTTTCTTCTCCTTTAAAAATCCATAAAATAAAACATCATTAAATGTTTTTTCGTTAATAATTTTAAACCCACACCATTTAAGCCAAGTTAAATGAAGTTTGTTTCTACTGTCTATATAATTAAAAAGTACAGGAAATTTATCAGACATTTCCTCTACTCTGTTTTTACATTCTCTTAAAAATTTAATTTTAATCTTTTTAATTTTTGGCGTGCAAAGTAAAAATGGCGAACCAATATTTTTATCATCAAGTGATGAAACTACTCCATACACACCTGCAATTTTACCATCTACAAAAAACGACCGACAATAATTAGTCATTGCAAAACCAGTAAGTAAAGTTTTTTGAATATCAGTTGTGCCTGTTTTAGCTACAATCTCGTTTTCATCTGCTTTTCTTAAATCTTTTGATAATAATTTTATGTGTTTACTTGTAGTTTCTATTTCATCTATTTTCATTAAGTTATAACTCGTTGAGCAAGAACAGAAAATACACCCTCCCACTCAGCAGATAGAAAGTTACAAGGAACATAACTATCCGAACTGATAAATATTACTGCGTCTTCGTTTTTACATTGAACTGGTATTTTAAATGTACCACTTTCTAAATTAGGTACTCCAAGAGAAAATGTACTTGAACCTAAAACATTACCTGTAAATTTATAAACAGATGTATTTCTTGCTAAAGGAGTAACACTAACTTCAAAGAAACCTGTATCGCCAAATACAAGTGCCATTTTTTTAATTTGTAATCTACCTGCATTTATAGTTGTTGCACTACCAGAAGCTTTTTGCTCTCTTACATAGAAAGTAGGAAAAGTATATTTAAAAGTATATTTTCTTCCAACTATAGCAGGATTAGCTGAATAATCTCCGTCAGCAACTACTGTTGTATTTGTTGTACTAGATAAAATTAAATTTCTTCCCTTTTGTGAAGAAGACCAAGAACCACCTAAAACAACTTCCATATCATTTGTTTCTTGATACGGTAATGTCCAAGTTGTTTTTTTAGTTGTGCTGTTGTACGATCCTGTCAATGAAGTTTTTCTATCTACTAATACAGGAAAATCTAAACCAGTATCTTCTTCATTAGTTTTTAAATTCATTTTTTCTAAGTAAGTACCGTCAGCTCTTTTAACTATTAAATACAAATAATTTTGAATACACTCTCCATCTAATAAAACGTCTGAACTAGCAAATGTATATTTAGACCATGATCTTTGTAGAGCTTTTAAATTAGTATCAAAATAATATTTATAAACAAATAAGTGATTTCTATTTCCTGATGCTATGCCAAATAATGTATTTTCAGCAGAAGAACCTTTTAACGATAATAACCCACCAGTAATATATCTAGGTAAATTAACTGTAGTGTCTAACGCATCTTTAATTTCTGTATCTGTTGTAACGTAGTATTCTCTTACACCTGCAAAGCTACCTCTTAAAATACTAAAATAAATGTTTTGTCCAAGACCAATAGGTCTACAACTATCATCAATTTCGTATTCTGTTGTTTGGTTTACTGAAACAGTTTTAGCAGATAATACTTCTTCTGTATCAAGAGTAAATTGAGTTTGATCTGAAAATAAAACTAACTGTTCATTAAACGGCACAGCGTATTTTAAAATAGATACTTTGTTATGACTAACTGCTAAGTCAATCATGTCATCATCAATTAATGTAGTAACTGTTGTAGCCCAAAAAGTAAAATAATTTCCTGCTTTAGAAAATATAATATTTTCATCAGATAAAAATCCTAGTCTATTTCTATAAAAGAATATGTCATTAATTGTTCTACCTACAAATGTAGGGTCAGGACTTGTAGTTGCGTCTCCAACTGTTCTTCCTGTAAAGTTAGGTTCAGTAAAAGATACTAACTGTCCACCACCAATATTAATGGCGTAATTTCCTCCATCTGCTTTACAAAATCTAAAATTACCATCTACTGTTCTAATTAATACATGAGGTAAAGTGCTTGTATCAAAATTATTATCTAAAGTGTCTCTAACAGTTTCAACCCAAGCAGTTCCGTCCCATTTTGCATAATAATTGTCGTACTCAGTCCCACCCTCACCGACTACTTCAACCATAAAACCTGTGTAACCTTTGTAAGGTAAATCAGCAAAAGAATTAGTTTTATCTTTAACTAATATTAATCCATCTCCACCTAAACCGTCAGATACATCAGCAGTAAATGTTCCTGAATTTTTTGAAACATAAATTAAAGAGCCGTCTCTGACAACTGAATAACCACTTAAATTAGAGTTTAAATCATTATATAATTCTGTTGCAATATTAGATGTAGTAATTGAACTTGCATTTGCAGAACTAGAATTATCTAAAGTTGTAAAACTTGCTTTAACAACTCCATCAATTTTAATTTCATAAGTAGCTTTGTATTGTCCATTTTTTACAAAAAATAAAGCTTCATCTGGTCGTGATGCTGATAGACTTCCTGATTTAGCTACAATCTTTGTTTTATTAACTATAAAAGTAAAATCAGCAACAGTTACTAAATTAAAATCATTTTGAGGATCACTAGAACTTAAATAACTAAGTCCATCAGGAGAAACTATTGTTTTTTGATTACCTGCTAAATCATAAACTTTAATACTATTGTTATTTAAAAGACAAACGTATTGTTCGGAAGTATCTCTATTAATAATATGAACTTTACTATTAATTAAAGTATCGTTATTTAATTTTGCTATGTGTTCAGTAGGCGGTCTTTTACCTAAACCGCTAATAATATCAGAAAGACCATTTTCTTGAACAACCGCTTGATTAGGTAGTTTTACCGTATCTGGTTGTTGTGAAACTCCATTTAAAAGATTTGGAATTGAATTTGAAATTAATCTTGCACTCATTATTCATTGTTAATTGTAGTTTTATTTGGTTGATAATTACCTCTATCTATAACTCTGTAAGTAGAATAATTATCAAAAATACTATGATCTCTAGTATCGCCCTCGTGTTCTTTTAATGCCGATAATGCTTGTATTTCATCAACCTGATGAAATCTATGTAAAGTTTCAGAAGCCAACATTCTATCTTGAAATATTCTAGCCGCTCTAATTGTAATATATCTTCTAGCTGTTTCTGGTATTTCTGTAAATTCTAATAACCAAGTTATATTAACTTTTATATCTTTAGTAATAGTATAAGTATGATTTTTTCTATCCCAAAGTTTTCTATTTCTTTCAACTAAATCTAAATCTGCGTCTTCGTGTGTGTTGTCTACTCTTAAACAATTAGATGGTAAAACAATTTGATTAGAAGTATTTTTAGCAAGTTTATAATTTACGTCTGTATTAAAATGCCAACCAACACTTTGTATTTCTCTAGATACATTATCTAAAATTTGAACAGCAATAGAAACATCAGTAGTAGTTGAAGATGTAATGGTGTTAACTGGACTTTCTCCAATCGCTGTAAGCATTACATTTATTGCTTCAAGTTTTGATGTTACTGTTGCCATAATTTAAAATTCCTATTAGTTAAAGAGAGGCGACCGAAGCCGCCTCCCAAAGATAAAACAATGTAATATAAATATTACGAAGTTTTAATTTCAATCGAACAGATTGGATTTAGAGGTGCATGACCCATAGCGTATTTAGCTACAACTAATGTACCTTGTCTTTGGATTTGGTAGTCCATTTCTGTACTTAAATCCATTAACTTAACAGTTCCAACTGCGTTTTTCTGCCAAGCACAAGCAACTGTTGTTGAGAAGTTTCCTGCAAAATTAGTGCTAGAACCTTGAGCAACACCAGATGAAATGTTAGTAGATGGTATATTGTTTGTAGGAATAATGTTCATTCCTGCAACTTTTAATACCTTACCGTCAGAGTAAGAACCGCTTCCACCCCAATCTCTGTTTATAACAGTAGTTCCCTGAATCAGATTGTAGTAAGCCGCAGGGCTAACCGCACAATATCTGTCATCAGCAGGAACGTCATTTTCGTCCATTTCTTTAGCCGCACTAAATATAGTTGCCGCCGCAGAAGCCGCATTCGTGTTAAAGTCGGCATCAGTTAAAACTGAACCTGCCGCTTGTGGCGAAGCCGCACTTGCTCTACTGTTTAAGATTAAGTTTTGATAAACGTGCTTGTCCATTTGGTTCGCAAGAGCTCTACCTAATTCTTTTGAGTAAATTGATCTTACGTCATAATGCGACATAGCTTCGTCGATCTTAGCGATAAACACAGGAGCGATTAATAAATTCTCAATAGAGATTGTTCTCTCATTGTGAGTTATTGAACCACCTGTGATTTCGTTTCCTGCTGTATGGTAAGAAGCTGTTGCTTTACCAACGATAGGAAACTGTGCACTTTTTCCCGAACTAATTGTTCGAACTAAGTGTTTGTCTAGGGTTGAGTTTGCTGTTTCAAAAGCAGTAATGACCTCTCCTGAAAATACTTTCAAGAAAGATGCTGTTGTACTACCTGAACCAGCGTTCTGCCCTATATTTGATACAGTATAATTTGACATTATATATATATCTCCTTTGTTATAGGTTGTTGCTAATTGAGCGATAGTAATTTCAGTTTCAGAATTGTCCGTCCTCAGACGGGTTAAGTCTTACTTTTACTTGCTATTCTAGGACAGCAATTTATCCTAAGAATTCTATATTACTTTTGATCTTGCTACTTTGTCAGCTACCATTTTTCTAAATGCACTATCAGTAGCGTATCTAGGGTCTGACATATCAGCTTTCATTTGACCAACACTTTCATAAGCAGAACCAGTTGATTGCTGATTATCTCCTGTAGAAAGATTTGGTTCTCTTGTTTCAGAAGAAAATCTAGCATACATACCTTTTATAGCAAACATAGCACTTTCATTACTTTGATTTATGCTATCGTTAAATTGTTGTATTTCTTCTGATGGTAAATTATTTGTTACCCAATCAGTCATGCTTTTATAATTTTCTTCGCCACCTGTTGCATTATAAGCGGTTTGCTCAAATGCTTGAGATTGAGCTTCTAATCCTGCTATGTAATTATTTACATAACTTTTAGGAAGACCCATCTTTTCAAGACTATTAAGAGTATTTTCACTTAGTTCTCCATTTTCAGTAAATTCTTTTTCTGCATTTGCAAAATCAAATTTTCCTGCTTCAAGTGGTGTATCTTCTGTTTTTTCGTTTTCAAAAGATTTATCTTCTGATTTATCAGCAGATAATTTTTTTTCTAATTCTTGGTAAGATTTAATTAAATCATCTTGAGTTTTAAATTTACCAAGTATAGGTTTTGGTTCTTCTGTTGATGGTGCTTCTTCTACTTTTACTTCATTAGCAACATCAGCTTTCTTAGACATTTCATCTAAGTATTCCTGTGTTTCTGTTTTTTCTTCGACAGGTATGTCTACTTTTTCAACCATTGTTTCTCCTTATTAGTTTTTCTCCCTGTCTTTAAAACTATCTCTAACCATGCCTGCACCCTCTTTAACAATAGCAGGTGTATTTTGTTCCATCATGGCTTGTTGTTGCATAGCTTGTTGTTCAGCTTGTATCTGTTGTGGGTCTTTAATTAAACCCTCCATTTCTACCCCAAGAGATGTTCCAACTCTTTTTACATACTCATCTAAATTTAAGTATGTCATTAACTGTTCCGCAAAAGGTTGAAGTTGTTGAACAAACATATTCAATCTTTGCAAATCACTTGATCTACCTAAAGCTTCAAGTCCTGTAACTATTTTAGGACGTACGCTATCTTTAGGTAATGGTGGTAATGCTTTTTTCTTTTCCATTTGAAACATTAATCTGTTTATTAATGGAAGTTGTAATTCTTGTGATAATAAAGAATACAAGCCACCTAAACTATCGTCTAATTCTTTTGATACAAAATTAATTTCTGTTGCAGTAACTCTGTCATTATTTCTTTGAACAGATGTATTAAGCATAAAAGCAAACTGCAATCTTTCTTCAATAAGTTTCATTGTTTGGAATGCTATATTAAAATCAGAAAACTTATTAACTTGAAGTGTAGTAACATCTTCTGCATTACCCTCACGGATTGCACCGTTAGGACTTTCAGATAAAGTTTTAAGGCGTGTGCTACCGTTGGGTTTCACTAAAAATAAAACTTTACTAGCCGCCGCAGAGCCCTCTACAACTGATCTGTATAAAGCTTCAAGTGATCTTAAGTCTCCAATATATTCTTCAATAAATCCTCTACCATAATCGCTATTGTCAATAGAAGTATATCTTAATGGTATAAATGCGTTTTTATCTATAGGATAAGAACCTATAGAAGACGGAATAATTTGATCTTTAATTTCTTGATGAACTAACCATTTTTTTCCATTTTCTGATCTTTTAACACAAGTATAAATTTCACAACTATCATCATAACTTTCTTTATCTTTTTCTCCTCCATCTATTAATGCTTTCTGTTCTTCTGTTAAAGCATTTGGAGCAACCATATCTTTAGTTATGATTTCTAAAACATTTCCAATACCATCTCTTTTAACAACGTATCTGTCTAGATGATATACTTTCATCTTTAAATCTGGGGTTACATATAATAAAACATTACCACAAATTAAAAGGTGTTTTAATGCTTCAAACATAGCATTTCTAAAGTTATTAACTTCCATTTCATTCATTACAACTCTTTCAATAGAGCTCATAGCTTTTTCAAATTCGCCTTTCATATCATCACGACCTGCTAACTCAGACAAAGTAAACTCGTCTAGTGTAAGTCTAAAAAATGCTTGGTTTGGGGGAAGTAAAGCTAAAAGAAGTTTAGCGGAAAGATTGTTAACACCTCTAGCACCAATTCCTTGATATGGAGTGTATAGGGTCGTATGCTTGTTGTGATAATCACGAGGCATAATAGATGGAATTGTAAACTCTGCACTATCCCTAGCACGATCGAGAAACGGGTCTCTATTTGCTTCTAATGTAGTATATCGTGATTTTGCTGATTTGTAATTACTCATATATATTTATTAAAACTATGGTTTTGTTACGTTAGCACCTGTCGATGTAGTTGTACCGCCAACTTGTAAAGGTATTCTTAAAGCTGACTTACCTGATTTTGCACCTGATCTAGAAACTTTAGTTCTTATTGTTTTTAGCTTTTTCTTTTGTTTTCTATTTTCGCCAATATTTACTTCTGTGGCAGGCGGAGCTAAAGGTTCTGGTGGTGGAGGCAACTTCGGTTTTTGTGGTATACACATATTATTTAATGTCTCCTATTACTTTTTTATTTAAAATGTTGTTTTCATTTTCATTTAAGATTTTCTTTAAATGAGTAACAACACTAGATTGTCCTGATTTAAACCAAATTTGCCTGTCAGAATCTTTTAAGTCAGGAGATTTATTAGGGAATTGTTTTTCTAAATAATCAATTAATTCTTGGTTAATCATAAGTTATATCCAAGAGAGCAACTATTTAGGTTGTATTTTTAGGGGAATTGGTACTACTTTAAGTACGTTTTTGGTGGGAATGACCATAGTATTACCGCCCTCAGCGATAACATATTTGCCATTTTTTTCATCTGTTGTGAAATCTGACGCTAAAACAAAAGCGTCCTCTGTTTTATTAATAAGAAATCCAACGCTAATACATATTGTTGGAAGCATTTGTTCTATAGTAGAAAGCTCATTCCAACTACTATCAGAATTTGCATCTTCCCATAGTACAAATACAAATTTATACTTGGGTGGATTTTGGGATATCCATTGTAGGATTTTCTTTAGTAGTTTCTTCATTTGTTTTTTCCTCAGTTTTAGGTTCGATAGGTATTTCTTCTAAAGTTGATCTAGTTGTATTCTGACCTATTACAGTATATTTTGCTTTAACCGTAGGCGGGAATATATTGTCCGTATCAGGAGTACGAGCGTAAAATTCATCTTCGTATAAAATATCAACATTAAGCCAAGTTTTCTTTTTCCATCTTTTTACTTCGCTACTCATCTGTTTCCTTTTTAATATTTCTTGACTTTATATTTACAATTTCTCCACCAATAGCCATATAAGCCGCTCCATCTATATAATTATCGTTAGTATGTTTTCCGTTTTGAGTTCTTCCAATTTTAAATAGAGAAAGTAACAAAGCTACATCTTGTTCAGAAATAGCTATATTAACTCTAGTTTTGTTAGTTAAGTAAGCAGACCATAGACGAGCAATATTTCCATGATTAACAACTATATCTCCATGTTGTTTTGCTCGGTCGTTCATTATTAAATCAGACGCTTTATCTAATATTTCTTCTCTGTTCATTTTCCACTCCATAGTATAGGTTGTTTATTTTTAAAATCGTAATCTGTATTTCTAAGAATTCTTGCTAAACGAGCTTGTACTAAAGCATCATCTTCGGTAAGACCTTGTTCTTTAAAACAAGTTTTTACTACGTTCCATAAATTCTTTTTCTTAGTTAATGTTTTTTTAGTTTTTACTTCTCCGTAAGTAGGAGCTCCTTTATAATTATCTGTAGCATCTCCAACTAAGCATTGATAAAAGAAATTATAATCTGCTTGTTTTTGTGTTATTCCATAAAACTCTTTAGCGGTTGGATTGTAATGTAAACCTGCAATTTGATTTAAGTCTTTGTCAATACTACAAATAATTTTATTACCTTTAATAGTATTAGAAGTAGCTAATATACCTAAAATATCATCAGCTTCTAATTTTGGTCTAACATAACCGTTATAATTTTTATAGATATAATCTCTGCAAAATTTAAGAGTTATTGGTTTTCTTTGTTTAATTCTATTTAATTTATAATCGGGATATATTTCTTTTCTAAAATTATTTTTATCACTAAATGCAGATATTAATTCTTTACATTGAGTATCTTGTTTTAAATCGTGGTAATAATCTTTAATCTTTCTTACGCAATCTTTTTCATCAGAATGTAAACTCCAAATAGCAAATTCTTCTTTATCTCCCCATCTAATAGCTTCTTCTGTAGAGAAAGCTACTTGATAAGCTACAACATCTGCGTCAACTAATAATGTACTCATTATCCATTTCCTTTTGGTTTAATAGTGTTTAAATTGACATGAATAACATTATTGTCTCTTTTTTTTATTTTTTGCCTAAAATCATTCTCGTCAAACTCTTTTTCTTGTGCTTCAATTATTGGAAGCGTACTTAAATATTGTCCGTGTTTTTCTATTGTTTTAAGAAAACCAGATATAATAGAACCAACTTGAACAGAGGGACTATTAAGCATATCTTCTGGTTTTTCATGGTCAGAATATTTTTCAAAGATACTAAATTCTATTTTTTCTTTTTTACCATCATCTTTGTCGTGTAAAACTATTATAACTTGCATTTATTTTCCTTTAATTTTTGATACCAAGCATCTGCAACTTTATACAAAGCTTCTGGTGTTTTTAATTTTCCCTTTACCGTATTGCAAGTATGGCAAATAACCCAAATGTTATCTAGCTCATAACCTTTGTCCGTATCAATACGGTCAACAGAGGGAGAGTTGAATGACTTACCAAGTGGTACTAAAATAGTTCCACAGCACGGACAATGGCTAGGCGTAAGTCTAATTAGTTCATCTATATTTAATCCGCAATCGTGTCCTTGTCTTATTCTTTGATTACATAAAGCATTTGAAGCCCACCGTCTCCATTTCTTGTTAGTGGGTTTCCGCCCAATTCTTTCCGACACGGTATTCTGCTCCTAAGGGTACTCTTAATTTAAAATGTTGCCCTGCCTCAACTATGCTATCTACCGCTATCTTCCCAACTTCTTCTGCAATATCTGGTCTTGCTTCTATTTGAAATTCATCGTGTATGTTTGCAACTACAAACGCATCTTTTCCTTTTAATTTATTCCAAAGAATAATTAATGCTTTCTTCATTATTATAGCCGCACAACTTTGATTTAATGCGTTTAACGCTGAGTGTTGTGATCGAATAGTTAATATTCTTTTATCTATAGCTTTAATATGTCCAACACCCTCTAATTTATCTATAATATCATATTTAAGTTCCTGTAAAAATGGTAATACTCTATTAAATTTATTTAATACTTCTTTTGCTTCTTCCATAGAACAATCAAGTATTTCATGCACTCTCCGAGAACTAGCTCCGTAAAGTACCGCATAGAGAATTGTCTTTGCTAATGCTCTAGATTTTAAACCTAAGTTTTTTTGATTGTAGGTGTGTATGTCTCCATTTAAAATTAAATCAACATAACCTTGTCCACCTGTATAATTATAAATATAGTGTCCTAAACTTCTTGCTTCAATCCCACTTGCGTCAGCTCCTACCATTACATAACCTTTAGTTGGAATAAATAATTCTCTACATTCTTTTCCATAAGGAGAATTGATACTTGGCACTTGTTGTAAATTTGGACTACGACAACTCATTCGTCCAGTTGTAATGTTTGTAATATAATTACAATGTATTCTTTCATCTTTAACAACTTTTAACCAAGCATTTTTTCCATCACTTAACATACCTAATCTTTTTTCTATTAATAAATATTCGTTAAGTTCTTTTGCTTCTGGGTAATCTAAATGTTCTAAAGTTTCTTCATCAACTATTGGTAAACCTGTTTCTGAAAACTTTTTAGGTTTCCAGTTTCTTAGCTCCATAAGTCTATTTGATATTTGTTGACGACTTGATGGGTTAAATTTCATTGTTTTAGATTTTCTAACAGCAACACCTTTTTTATAACCAAGTTTTTTATTATTAACTTTAGGAATAAACTCTCCTAAATCAACTTGCCAATCAGGAAATCTATTTTCTAATTGTAATTTTAAATCATGTGTACGACCTAATAACTTAGCGTGTAAATTTTGAGCTCTTTCTACATCAAAACCAAAACCTTTTTCTTCTTGTTCTTTAAGAATATTTGCTACTTCATGTTCTAACTCTATACTTTCTTTACTAAATCCTTTTTCTAATAATTTCTTATAAAGTAAGGAAGTTAATTTTACATCTTGAACACAATACTCAAGCATATCTTTATTAAATTCTTTAAAATCATTTACCTCAGCATAATCGCCTTTATAAAATTTTAATCTTTGTCCCCAAGCTTTTAAACTATGTCTACCTACAACAGATTTATCAATGTGATTGTTAGCTAACAATTTAAAGTCTACGCTATTGGCTATGTCAGGGTAGATAAGACGACTAAGGCATAGAGTATCGTGTACTAACTCAGGGCTATGAGTGTAGTTATACAAACGCTTTAAGACTGGGAGGTCGTATTTAATTACGTTATGTCCCACGACTAAGTTGTCAGCTAACAAATCAATACCTTTCGGTATATCCCGTCCAACAAACGAAATTTCTTTTCCATCTTTTTGTAAGACTAGACAATGTACTTTTGTTGGATTAAATCCATCTGTCTCAATATCAAAAATTATTGGTTGTTTCATATTCTTGTAATCTCCCTGTTTCTTGATTGTATTGAAGTGTTGTTCCAATACCTGTTATTCCTGCAAATCTATTTTTTAAAATTCTAACTACAGTTTTCTTTCCGTTTTCTTGATCTGAAACTGAGCGTTCCACGCCAATGCAAATATCACAAAGTTGTCCAATACTTGCACTACCTCTAAGTTGTCCGAGTGAAGTTTTTAAACCATCTGTATGATCTTTATTTCCCTCTGGTCTTTTTAAATGTGAAATAATTACAACACCAATATTTAATTGTTCTGTTAATGCTCTTAATCTTGTCATTAACATATCAATAGTTTTTCTTTCATCATTAGTTTCAAGTCCACTAACAATGATTGAAATATGATCTATAAATAAATATTCTATGTCTAAAGCTTTAGCAAAATATTTAATTTTATTTAAAATTGTATTTTCTTCTACCGATCCCCAATGATCGTAAAGAAATACATTTCCATTACCTACTGTTTCTTTATAAGCGGTTTCTAATTCTGTTTCAGTTACACCCTCTCTATCTATATGGATAGGTTTGTTTAAATGTAATCCTAATATTCCCTCACAAGTTCTTTTTAAACTTTCTTCAAGAGATATAATTCCTATTCTTTTTCCTTTTTGAATTAAATGATAAGCGATCTCTTTAGTCATAAGCGACTTACCTATCCCGCTACCACCACATATAGTTACAATTTCTCTTTTTCTAATACCAAATAATTTTCTATTAAGTCCCTCATAAGGATAAAATGCAGTAGCTTTTTCATCTTCTTTTTTAATTACTTCCCAAAGTTCCTCTCCCGCTACAACTCCATCAGGTCTATATGTTTTCGCCTCCCACATAGCTTTAATTACATCTGCACCCAAACCATTAATTAGCATTTCGTTAACGTCTTTTAGTTCAAAGTTTGCAATTTTAGCTTTACCTACTGTAAGAAGTTCTGCACATTTCTTAGCACATTCTTGACCTGCATCATCTTGGTCATAGAAAAATATAACTTGTTCGTAGTTTTCAATAAATTCTAATTGTCTTTTAAGCGATTTAACTGCTCCATTAACTCCGTTAGGAATACCGACAACAGGATATTTATGATTAAAAAGTTGAGAAAGTGAAATTGTGTCAATTTCGCCCTCACAAATACACAAAATCTTACCTTTTCCACTCCATAGGTTTTGACCATAAAGAGTAGCTTCATTTATATTTCCTAAAGTTTTAAACTCTTTGTTTTTAAATCTTAGCTTTTGAAATACAGGTTGTTTCTTTTTATTATAATATGTTGCTATTTGAACTTGCTCTTTATTAAGTTCTCCAACTTTATAATTCCACTTTTTACAACTTTCCAAAGTAAGTTTACGTTTGGATAAACTAATTTCTTTACCTTGTAATAAATCACTAGAGTAAACATTTTTAGATACATTCCTATTATTTGTAGAATTGCCATCAGGATAGAGAGTAGTATTACAGACGAAACAATGAGTGTGTTGGTCAGAATACAAAGCCATTCCGTCAGACGAGGAACAAGTCGTGCACGGTAAGTGTTTAACAAATTCGCTATCATCAGACATCAATACCCGCTTCCCGTCCTGCGTTTAAGCGGTCTTCTTCAATTTTTTTTAATTTACTATCTGCCTCAGTTAAATCTGTTTGCAAAACACCATTTAACTTTTTTTGTGCATCATTAATTGTTTGTTGATCTTTAATACGTTTATATAAAGCTTGTATTTGTGCATCTTTATTTTCAACGATCTTTTGCCATTCTTCGTTTGTTTTTGAAACTAACATAGTCCTCCCTTATACAATCCATTCTTTAGGAATAATTTTATCAGCAAATTTAAAACCATGCTTTATGCACCAATCTGCGTAACTTGTTTTACTTCCTTTGTAGATTTTGTTTTTTGAATTTCCAAAAATAAACCTAATGTCTAATTTTGGTTGTTGTTCTTTAACTAATAAATGTTTCTTTCTGTCTTCTCTTTTAAAGAAACCTTTTATTTCAATTAATACTCCGTTATCTAACTCAATGTCAGGAGTATACTTATGTTTAGTAGAGGGCTTAAAGTATAGTATGACACGTTTTTCATATTTAAAATTTACTTTTCTAAATTCTAAATCTTTAATAACGCTATCTTCAAGCCCACTACGGTAATTAGAAGTCCGCTTCTTCCGAAACGGGTACTTCCTTTTTCCCACTAGGTACATTGGAAACTGCTTTCTCTGCTTGAAAACCATAATCATAATCAGAGTTAGTATCTCCGTTTGATTTAGGTTTTTCAGAAACTACTTCAATTAACTGAGCCGCTTTTAATCTAAGCGTAACACCAACACCTTGCATTGGGTTAGCCCACGACACAGCTTGAAAGGCGATCTTCATTTTTGAACCGCTATAAACAGGTTGCTTTTCAGCTACAGATTTATCGGGGTTTAAAATCTTTGGTCTTTGTTCAAAGTCAGTTCCGTCTTTCATTATTACCTTAGCTTTGAGTTTAAATTTAAACTCTACTGTTCCATCTTTTGAAATCTTATATTGATTGTGAGGAGCTCTTTTTTCAGTATTGTCTTTTTTCTGACGTGCTTTTAAAGTGTCCTCATAGATTTTTACAAATGGTTTAGCATCATTTTCACTCAACACAAACTTAACCGTAAATACTCCGTCTGGTTTTTCAAACTGTGTATCTGGTGTAAATAAGTAGGGATAATTTGCTATACCTACTGGTGTTGTGTGTATTTCTTTTTCATTTATCATAAGTGTTTTACCTCCAAGAGTGTCTCTATGTTTGTTGTCCTTTGTGGGAATATCTCGTAAGCGAGACTAATTACTTACAAATACACCCGTATAAATTTCCTGTCTCATCATTCATAACGTGCTGATTAAACGGTGCATCATGGTACGTTGTAAACTCTAAACGTATGATGTCGCAAAGATCAAAACAATCAACGATATTGAATAACTTTATATGTTCCATCATCTGTTTTGTTACTTCTATTAGATGAAACATTCCGTCTGTTTGAATTATTAATTCCATTTTTTTCTAAAGCACATTCCGCACAATAAACAGTTTTTTCTATTACAATTACCGATTTACGTTTTTGACATTTTTGGCATATCGGACGTATGTCGCCACTCATAATATTTTTCCTTTTTGTTGGTAACTACATATAAAGATTTAGCGTCTATCTTTTTTGGATAGATGTAAGCAAAAATATTTTTATCTATTTCCTTAAGTTTATAACCCGCACCAAGTTCAATACGATTTGCAGTTCTAAAATCATCTTGATTAACTTCGTAAAGTTCTCCTTTAATTCTAAATTCAGAGTTTTCATTTTCCCATACATAAGGAAACCAAAAACCTGTCATCTCAAAACCTTTTTGTTTTGTTATGTAATTTCCAACTTTTTTACTTTTCGATAAAACGTGGTTTAACGCATACCCCTTTTTAAGTGTCCCATACACAAATAGTTTTTTCATAGCCGTCCTTTCTTTATTATATTAGTCTCGCTTTCGCAACTATTTAACTAAAAAAATAGCTACTGTTAGCTATTTCATTAATATCTAAATTACCTCGTTCTGGTGGTGGGCTAAGCGACTTAGCAAATTTCGCTGGTAGCTGTGCAGTCCAATCTGCATATAAAATTTCAAGGTAATCTTCTTTAAACAAATCTATTACAACTTGTCTTATAATTTTATGTAGTTGGTCAACACGGTTAGGTGTTGTTGCAAAACTATCATGCACCATCATTAAATTATTAATAGGTTCATCATGGTTTTTACAATACAAAGAAACTCCTTGAGCAACTGCTCCATCTAAACTGTGAACAATATTAGGGCTCACGCTAGAGCTGTATTTTCTAGAATCTTTCTTATCCTGTTCTCGCCTAAAGGTAGTGTAAACTAAAGACCCGTTAATGGCAGTTTTAACTTTAAATGGTATTTGATACCTGTAATCCATTTCTACAGGAAATCCCATAGGTGTTGTCCATTTCATTTTTAAATTTGCTTTTGCAAATAGTTTTGCACAATCCTGAAACCATTTCATAAGCTGTGCTTCTGGGCTAATTTGTTGTTCTATTTTATCCCAAACGATTCCTGCTAACCAACGGCAGTCGCTAAAGCCATCATCTTCTAATACCTTTTTAGCGGGATTAAATTCTATGATGCTTTTGTACTCATCAAATATCTGCTGTCGTGCACCATAAGGTTTAAGAGAATAAACATAAGTCATTATATTTCTTTTAACTATTTGCTTAGTTATCCCAAATTCTAACCATCTGTTTGCTTCTCTACTACCCTCGTTAGCTTTAATAGTCGCTTCGTCTTTAACAAGATCAGCTACTTTTGTGTAAATACTTTTAGGTTTATCTGATGGTAATACATTTACTTCTCTAGCTGTAATTTCGTTTCTCATTAGGATCGACAAAACTTGTAAACCGCTACAAGTAGCGTCCATAGACACAGGCAAACTACATAGCATCTCTGTTCCCTCATTTTTAAATCGCTTAAGGTTCATACATGTATTTAAAAATTCCATAGGTTTATCTGCGAAGTTCCAACCTTTGTTATCTAACGGTGCTTCTGCATAGCTTACAAATTCATCAAACTTTTCTTCAGTAAATTTATAGCGTTCATTAAATGAAACTTTGTCATTACCCCAAGTATTTGAAGCGTGGACAAATAACCAATACTTTCCTCTGTCGCCTAACCTTTCAGGATTTGCAAAATTAATAAGCGATTTAATCTTTTGGTCAGTCTGGTAGGTGACGGTTGTACCAACACAATATAGCCGACCTCTAGTATCAGCAAATATAGCAAAATATATTCTTTCAAATTCTAAGTATTCTAAAGCTAAATCAACTGCTACTAATGTGTTTAATACTTTAGATGATCTAGCTATTTCATCACTATATGCTCTACTTAAATCTCTTTTGTATTTAATTTTTAGTTCTAGTATTTCATCAACTTTTGGATCACGATAAATATTTTTTGGTTTACCTTTTTCATCTAATAAACTTTCTCTATCGGGAAACTTACCTAATCTTAAATTATTATCCCATATTTCTTTAAATACATTAAACATTTCTCTATCTATTTTAAAAGCAACAGATTGCAGGTGATTTACGGCATCATAAAAACCGCTTAACTGCTTACTGTCTAATGTATGTAAATAAGTATAATCATGGGTTTTAATTAAAGGTTGTTTAGTTAAATACTCATTATGAAAACCGCCATTAAAAGGTGTGGTATATGGTTTTGGTGGAGTTACCATAGCTTTATAATATGGCGTTAATACACTACATTGAAAACTACTGTCTTTTATTTTCTTTTCTATTTCATCATGTAATATTAAATAATTAACTGTTTTATGTTTTGCAATTCTAATAGGTTTAATCCTACAAAACTTTGTTTCTTTGTTTTTAATAACTAAATCAATTAATTTTAATCCAACAAGTGCTTGTTTTCTTATGTCCCATTTGTCTATTTGAATTTTATATTTGTTCAGGGTATGAGCAAAAACCCGCTTACGGTGTTTAACATTACTTGTTCTTTTAAGTAAATCTCTTAATACGACTGTGTGAAGGTGAGGTTCTTTTGCTTTAAATATATTATTAGCTAACTCTAGTTCTACCATAGAACCAATTTGAGCAGAAGTTTGTGCTAAAGTTTTCTTTTGACTAATGCAATCTATTATTATTTTTAAGGTTATTAAAGCAACTTTCTTACTATCATCAATGTCCCTTAATGGCTCAGAAGCCGTGTGTCTTCTACCTGCATTTTTGTATTCCCGCTTAACAAATAGATCAATACTATCTGCTAAAGGTATTAATAATTTCTTTTGAACATAAATAAATGGTGGCGTTACACTAGCTCTACCTTTATCCCAATTCTTTTTTTCGGCATTAGCATATCTGTTTCTTCCTTGATTTATCCATTCTCCCTCTCTTAGTTCTTGAATTTCCTGTAAACTCTTACTCGTTGTTTCTGTTTGCTTAGTCGCCATGTGCTCCTCAAGTTGTTGAGGTAATTTAACTAGCTAAAGTATTTTAAGTCCTTTGTGTCTACCAATTTCACCACGAGGGCTCTTTCAATACGGTTTACCTAGCTTATTTACCTATTAGTGTAAACTCCCTTAATTGCGTCTTTAAGATCGTCCTTTGTGGGGTGGTTGTACCTTTGTGTCATTCTAATATCTTTATGACCAACGATTTTCTGCACCACTTCAATGCCAATCTTCTTCTTCAATAAGCGAGTTATGCAAGTATGTCTCAATGAGTGCATCACAAAATCTTTCTCATGTTCCATACCTAGTTTTTTTCTTACTTGAACCCATGCGTGTTCTACTGCATGAATAGTAATAGGAAAAGGTTTCTCTAAACCCATCTTTTTTCTTTTTGAAAGTATTCTTTCAACTTCGTCAAAAATAGGTACATACCTGTCGTCTCCTGTTTTGGTATCGACTAAATGTAAAAACCCATCTTTTATTTTATCCCAAGTTAGATTTAATAATTCACTAACTCGGCAACCCGTTAAGATTAAACACTCCCAAAGGTCTGCTTCATCATCACGATAATTTAAACGAGCAGTCAGTAAAATCTTTTCTTGAAGTTCTTCACTAACTACAAACTCTCGTTTATTATTTTCTTTTTCATATTCAATTAAAGGTAAACCCCAAGTGAATTGAAAACCTTTAACCCCTCTTGCCCAAGTGCATAGTTTGGACAAGGCGGCTAATTTTCTGTTTATCGTTCCATGTTTATAAGACAACTGCGTACTACAATAATGTTTAAACTCCCTAACATTTTCTGTAGCAATTTCATTCAATAGATTTTCAAAACCATAGAATGCACCGAATACCTCAGCGTTCTTAATGCTTAATACTCCATTCTTTTGTCTTGACCATTCCATATCACTAACTTTCGTTATAGCTTGTCTTACTGTTATCCTAGTGTTGTCAGGCATAAGTCCTCCTTTTTGATTTGCCTACCCCAACAACTTGAGTACCTTATCTTTAACAGATTTTCCCTTACTTGTTAACTCTAAAGTACGTTGTCGATAGTCTTCGGGGTTTATATTTTGTTTTAATAAATTTAGCCCTTTTCTATCTTTTCTTGTTTTAGCTACTTCACAAAGGATATGCACATCTCTAGAAACTCTAGATTTGGTCAAATTTGGAAAATAACTAAGTATATTTTCATTGTTTATTCCCTCTTCAAAACAAACTAATAAAAATATTGCATAACAAGAAACATCAACTTTATCATCAAGACTTTGAAACAATTTCATTAGTTCTAGTCCTTTTGATAGACCTCTAAAGCCAACAGTTCTTTTTATTGTCGTCATACGTTATCCTACTCATTGTTTTTTTACTTATAGTTCTTACCGCAACACTATTTTTGTTAAAGTGGCTTTTAATAAATACACTTTTAGTTTATTTATTTACAGCGGTAAATAACCACTTTCCAATATGAAAACAAGTCAAATTGGATTTATATTTTAAGTCCAGAGAGCTTGGAATAACTACGTTTTTATTAAACTTTTCTAACGTGAAATTCCAAAATAAGAAATTAAAATTATACCTTTTTAGTATGTTAATAGTATTCATAACACTAACTCCTTATCTCTGTTTAAGTTAAATATTTATTTGACGGTGCATTAATTAAATTATCTTCATAGCCATGTCTATTACCGCCAAACATAGAAGTACATTTAGTAGTAGCCGACAAATGGTATTTTATATTTTTCATATATCTACCCCCTTTCGAATTTTAGTCTCTATATCAATACTTTCTTAAAGTCAATACAATTTCTAGTTTGCAATCGCAGATTTATACAACCTAGTTTGCAATCGCAACTTATGATAGTGAATTGATTTTTTTGATTTTTTAGAATCATTCTAAATTACAGAAATTATTTTTTATTTTTATTTGTAAGGTTATTTGTTTTTTTATTTGTGGTTGTATTACTAGCAACAGTATTAACATTCGAAGCATTTGTATTAGGTGAATTTTTATTTAACCCGCTTAACCGCTTTAATTCTTTATAGTGTTTTGGGTGTTTAAATACGAATGTCATGCGGTGTTAGCTGTAAACATTAAACCGCTTAAGCTGTCCGAGTTAATAAGATTAAACCCGCAACAATTCCGAACACAGATGCAAAGAACATTATTCCAAGATCGTTAATAGATATAAATAACATTATCATTGATAAAAAGAATATTAAAAAAAATACCATTGATAATAATTCTCTATAATTAGTCGAGTTTTTTTCTTGGGTACTTGTGGTCGATTTCTTTTTAAAATCGAATGTGCGTTGCTCTCTGTTAGATTTATTTGTTTTAATTTCTGTAATTTTTATCATTTTATTAAAAGCCCTTTATTTTGACCGCCAAATATAGAGAGGTCAAAAACCATATCTAGCGGTCATTTGTTAAATTTGTTGCAAAAATGCAACAGTATCCATATAGCGATTATTTATAAGAAAACAAGAATATTGTTGTAAATATATCACACTTTTTTCCCGCTTAACTTAATTTAGTTGCGATTGCGTATTTAGTTGAGATTTCGAGATAATTTCGATAATGATAGTAATAATTAAACAATAAAAATAAATAACTGAAAGAGGTCAATATGTGTTTAATAATTCAAGGTAGCCCGAAAAAATTTACACGGGAAATAATAAAAAAAGCATTCGATCAAAATTCTGATGGGTTTGGTTTGATGTATATAGATAATGAAACAAAGCGAGTAGTTACAAAAAAGTTTTATACAAAAAGAATTAATAAAATTTATAAAACTTTTAAAACTCATTCTAAAAAAACTGAGAGTATCGCTTTACATTTTAGAATAACAACTAACGGTAACACCAATAATCAGAATTGCCACCCGTTCCAAGTTTTAAATCAAGATAACGACAGAATTGATTTATCATTAATGCACAATAGCCCGAAACTACCCGCACCGCTATTGAGTGATAAATTTTCTGATACTTATTATTTTAGTAAAGTTATTTTAAGACCGATAATAAAAAGTAATTATCAATTAATAAGTAACTCTGAATTTATAAAAACTTTAGAGAGTATCGCACAAGCGGAATGCGATAGTCGAATACTATTACTCGATAATTTTACTAATACATTCCAATTCTTAGGCGATTGGCATGAGTACAACGGTTTAAAATATTCGAATACTAATACTATTCCATATACGAATAAATATTTTAGTGATGATGAATTTAATCAAGATTATAAATATTTATACACAAATAAATATCCAAAAATCGCAGTACAAAAAACACCCGTTTATAACTCTCAATTTTGGGATAATAAAAATAGTTCTGATTTAGTTACCGCTAAAGACTTAAACGATCTGAATGAATTTTTAAAATCTAATAGTGATAGTTCAGAAATAAAAACTTTGTTTTCAGATCAACCCGAATTAGCAACAGAATATTTAAGGGCGGTTGCTTTGGGTTATGATTTAAGCGATCTCGAAGATTGTCATTTATTCTTTGATGAAACAAATAACACAATTCAATTTGATGACACAAAACCTTTAGGCAGAAAGGCGGGTAACTAAATGATTAAGAAAACTAGAAAAAAATATAACTATAAACAATTTGATAATATTTTTACAAGTTCAGAAATATTTAAAACTATAAAAATATTTAAACGTAAAAAACAAATAGCGAGATATTTTTCAATAGATAGTTTTGATCTAGATAAGATTGAACAAATTGAAAACTATGTTTTTAATAGTAGTTTTGCGGGTAGTTCTTTAAAGAATTATCTAGATGATAATAAAAATATTCAGATAAATTCTAATACTGAGATTTTTATTCATATAGATACTTATTTGAATTCTATTATTTGTTATTCTTTTATAAAAAATATTTATAAAGAATTAAGAAACAGAAATTGTCCGCTTGAGGATAGTGTCAAGCGAGATATTTGGTCAACAGTAAAACATCAATTTAATTTAGATAATACAATTACTTTAAGCCATAAATTAGATTTATCTTTTTTTAATGTTTATTTTAAATTGTTCAGTTCTAATACTACTGATGCGTTTACTACTTTTATTTTAAATAGATCAAATGTTAATAGAGTTCTTAAGCGGGTTTATATAAATACTATTCAAGGTATGCAAGATTTAATCGAGCATATTGATTTATATTTACCGCTCAATAATAAAGTTAATCAATGTTTCTTAAGCGGTTTATTCTTTAGAGCGAATGACACTCAAACGTTTTACAGAAAACTAGATAAAATTGACATGGTTAAGTTTATGCAAGTTAATAAAATTCCGTCATTTAGTTGTGAGCCAATTTCGAATGATAGTGAATTATTTATTAATAAAAGATATTGCGAGATTAACTATTCATTAGATAGGAATATTTTAACTAACTTTAGAAATAATGATGCTTATTTATTTGCTAAGTATATTTCGAGTAAGAAAACATTTGTATTCAACCACGATACAGTTGTTATTGAAAAATATCCCTCAGTAAATTTAACATCTAATAATAATAATCTTAGGTATTATGATTTTAAAGTACATGAGAATTTACCTAAGGCGGTAATGCCTTATGAAAAAAATAAGCATAATATATATCTTGGTGTTGAATTGGAATGTAATAAAACCGCTAGATGTCCACGAACTATAAACAAAATGCTCGAAGAAGATATATTGATGGGAACGGCAATAGTTAAAAGTGATGGCAGTTTGGGTAGTCGAGGTCTTGAGATTAATGTTGTTCCCATGACTTTAGACTATGCTAAATCAACTGACTACTATTTCAATTTAGAAAAAAGAACTAAAGACTATTTAAGTTCTTATTCTGATAGTCAGACGGGTATTCATATTCATGTAAGTCGAGATGTTTTAACTAAATATCAAAGCGGTCTATTAGTTCAGTTTGTTAATCAGTCGCTTAACTATGATTATATTGTTGGAATTTGTGGTCGAGAATTAAATACTGATGAAGATACTGGAACAGACTACGCAAGAACTAGCCCTAAATACACCGCTAGTAAGTATAGTAAAAACCAATATGATATCGGTAAATATACGGCGGTTAATACTCTACATAATGACACTATTGAATTTAGAATATTTAAAGGCAATATGTCAGCTAGAACTATTTACAGATATTTAGAGTTCGTTCATGCGTTAGTTGTTGCGGTCAAGTCTAGCGGTTTAAACTGTAAGACTAGATATAATGATTTCATAAAATGGGTAAGTCAAAACAGATCGGACTACCCTATTTTATTTAATTATCACGAGGTCAACTACGGTACTGATAATCTTAAAACTAAAGTTGAAACATTTAGCCTTAAATATAAAAAAAGATTTAAAGGCATTGAGTTTGATATCCCAAAAATATCACTCGCAACGCCTTTAAGAGTTCGTAGAGTTCGAGCAATTAACCCATATAGAGAGAGCCCTCAGTCAGAGTTCTCTTTTAATAACCAAAATGAAAGTGAGGTCTAAATGTCAGTAATAAGTAGTAACCATATCGGTGTTGAAAGTTACACTATTAAAATAATAGGCAACAAATATAATTCGAGGACAGATACAACCAAAAAAAATTGCCTATTGTCCGAAACTAAAGCAACCGAATATTCTAACTTTCACGATATTGGTTTGCTAGTCGAACACTTAAAACAAATACATTGTAGCCATGATGAAACAGAAATAACTTTAAGTGTTGAGGTTAAGCAAGTCGACCACGATTAGATATATCCTTAAGCGGTTTAAGTTCTTAACCCGAGTTCTGAACAACTTAGACCGCTTAACCCTCTCAAAAAAAATAGATAACGCCCTGTGTCTTAAGCACGGCACAAATAAAAAAACCTAAGTACCTGTAATTAATCACACAAAGTATATTTTATCCTTTGTGGCGTTTATTGTCTTTACTCAGTTTTTTAATCTTATTTCTATAATGCAACCTTGACGTGTATCGGGGGTTTTTCGATAGTGAACGCAACCGAGATACCCTTTCAGATTTTTTCAACAAAACAAAGCGGCTTAACTCTTTCGCTTAAGACATACGCCAATAGTGGCTTATTGATTGATTTCTGCGGTATTGGTAGATTTAGTTGCACAAATGCCACAATATCTAGTCCCTAAGCATGTATACATACTGTATATCATAGTGTGTTATCTAATAGATATAATACTAATAATAATACTTATAGATATAACACTTAAGTATATACTATAGGGATTATAGTTTATAAGAATTATTATAAGTTGTTTGTCTTTCTCTTAAAACCATAAGTCACCCTTTTTGGACTGTCCTAAAGTTCCCTCTAAGAAAGTCTCTAAGTCCTGCTTTAGTCTATTGTCTCTATGGTCTTGTATTTGATTGTCTGCGTCTACTGCCATTTGTTCAACCCAATAGGCAACAGCTATAGACAAAGCGTCTAATCGGTCATCATTTCTTAAAGAACCTCTGTCTTTAGTTAATCTAGTCATTTGGTAAAACAACTGGTAATTAGGGTCTTTAGTATCAAAGTCTTTCCTAACTAACTGTGGAGACACAACTAATCTATGTTGGTTCATCACAGGTTCTAAAGTATCTATTATTCTTAGTTCTTTCTGTTTGGTATGATTTACTTCTTCTATAGTCACGGGATAATACCTTTGAACTATAGGTTTCAACAACTGTGTAAACATACCATCTCCAAAGTTACTCTCAACGATAATCATGTTAACTTTGGCATCACGAGCCATTGTTGCAATCTTAGTTAGATTGACTTCTGTGTACCCACCACTTAACCCCGTGCATTCCTGCACGAATAGATTACCACCTAGTTGTTTCACTATGGCAATCGCCAATTCATCTTGTCCTCGACCCGCAGGATCAATAGACATTACTGAACCTTTGTAATCGCCAAAATCTTCTTGAGATACAAACATAGGTTTATAATATTTATCACCAGTAAAACCTACTGATGGTAAGTCTTCACAGACATATTCAGGACTTCCCGCCCAAGCTAATTTTACGGGAGCAATAGTATTATTAATGTCCATAACTATAAGATCACTTAATTTTAATGGGTATCTTTCTTTGTCAGATAAAGTTGTATCCAACATAAACTGTAGTGCAAAACCACTACGACCATAACTAGCTTCCCTTTCTTTTAACTCTAGATCATCAAACCTATTTGGGTCTGTGGGTTCTAGTTCGCAGAAGTCTCCCCCAGTAATGAAAGGGGCTAGTTTGTCGTCATACCTGTGCACTTTAGTATTCTCAGGCATTCTCGCAGTCCAAATTCTAGTATTATATCCCCTAGTAGGGAGGTCATTATAGATTGACATATCTGACTGTGGAGTGCCCAAGAATATTATTTTTCCATTGGGAGATAAGACGGCTTCAAACTCTTTGACATTATCTGTCAGTTTATCTCTCATACTTTGGGTTAGACTATTATTTAAACTTTCGCAGTCATCTGAAATTATGAAGTCTGCTCTACTCCCTGTTAATTGTCCTGTGATACCCACAGATTTGACTGATGGAGAGTGAGCGGCTTTAGCAGGAGCTACATCAAAGGAGACATTTGATCCCCTTTGATCTGCTCTTGGAGCTAAATGTTTTAATATGTCCATTTCAGTAATTAGTCTTTTAGTAAATGTACTGAAATCATCTGCTCTAGTTTTACTAGCAGATACGACTAAAAATTTTAAATTAGGATTTCTAAGTAAGTTCCAACATACGAATGCACTACATATCCATGACTTACCGATACCCCTAAATGCTTGAATAACCGCTCGTCTAGGAGCGTTCTGTAAATAATCGGCAATATCAAATTGCACGGGAGTGGGACTAGGCAGAGACAAATGTCTCCAAGCCACATACAGGAAATTCCTGAAATCTTGGGTTATTTCTTTCATTTTTATACCCTTTAAACCGCACTAGAGCGGTGTATATTGGTGTTTATTGTTTGAAGTCTCCCTTTCCTTGCATTACTTCGGAAATCTTAAATGGAAGCTCCTCAGACAGTTTCCCTATGGAGTTGTTCTCGGTAGGAATACAATCTATGTTATTGTCTTTTAAGAATTGTCTAGCGACATTAAGATCAGAAGCTTTTACTTCAGGATCTCTTATTTTTTCAAGTAATACGTTAGTTAATTGCTCATGCAATTTTCCTAACTTTTTTTCTGTGTTATTTTCACTCATAATTTATTTGTTTGTTAATCTATCCATGTGGTTATAAATTCTTCCTATTTGTTTATCTATTGACATAATTTCTTCTGTTAACATTCCTACATGTACCTGTAGTTCAACAATAGTTATTAAGACATAGGTTGACAAACCTAAAAGTATTGTACCAAGTAACGTAATTAAAGTTGTGTTAGTTTTTTTAGTCATTACATACACAACCAAAATCTTTATGACAAGTTGGACATATGTTTTCTTCTAGAGGAAAGTTCATTCTGTTGTCAGGAGATTTAACATTCTTTTTTCCTTTAGGTTTAGGAAACTTAAAAGTAGTTAATTTATCTATTTTTTGACATTGTATATCCCACCAACCAAAAAACCAATAACAAAACTTATCAATCACACTACTATTGCAACCAGTAAAGCTACACTTATAATAATTACAAAAACTTTGTGCTCATTCCATAAATGTTTTAAATTATATTTAATCATTTGTTTCATTATTTCTTTCCTCCTTTAAATATTTGCGTTCCTTTAATTCCATAAATACTTGCTACAACTAAAATCCATAAATTTGTAAACCAACTTGGAAGTTGCTGGAATTGATCAAAGAACTCGTTTATTTTTTGAGATGCGTTTGGGTCGTCACTAAATACTCCCCAAGCAATCACTAAAATTGGCAACGTAAGTATTATAAGAACTGCCTCGTCTTTCCAATCTGATTGACGAGCTTCTAAAAGTTTTCCTGAATATTCAATTTCGCCTTTAGCCATTTTTTCTGCGTGAGATGCTTGAGCGTTAGCCATCATCATTTTAGTTTCTTGTTTTTTCTTGTAGATATGAGTACCTGTATTCATCGCTAATTTTATTGCACTAAGCCACACGGTATGCTCCTCTGTTTAATTTTTTAGATGTTATTCTTAAATTTGATCTAGAGTTGTTTCTTGGGTTTTTATCTCTATGATCTATGTCTTTACCGTCTCCTTTAGAAACCGCACCAGAAGCCATTAATTTACGTCTAGCTTTGTTTCTAGAAGCTCTATCTAATTTTGATTTACGAGAACTTTGAAATTTTCTATATTCTTCTCGGTAATTTCTAGACATTATTATCTTTTAGGAAATCCTGCTTTCATTCTTGAATATGCTTTAGCAGTAATTGTACTTTTCTTTTTACTTCTTGAAGTACCTGCTTTTTTTCTAGCATTAATGTTTGCGTATAGTCCTCGTTTTGCCATTTAACTCTCCGTTACTGTTGTTGGTTTACACATAAAACTAAAATAAATTTTATGTTTGTTTACTTCTTTAATATCTAAAGTTTGTGTTATTTTTGCACTTTCACTATAACCTCTCATCATACAATCATAATGAGAATTTAAAATTGCAACTTCTTTAGGTGGCATACATTCATTTGCTGTAGCCGAACACATAATCATTATTAAAACTAATTTCATTATTTTTTATGTTGTCTTCTTTTTGATTTGTTCATTGAAGACCATTTAATTCTACTTGGATTAATAGCCTGACTTGTTTTTTTAGGTTTTCTTTCGTGGGGTACAAAACTTTTTGCTTTTTTAGCCATTAAATTTAAAAAAACCTATACAACTTAAAACTATTGTTCCTAAAAATATAAGAACAGAAATAGCTCCTTTACCTTTAGATACATCTTGTCTAAGTGATTTGACTTCTTTATTTAAAGCTTGAATACTTTCTAAAATATGCTTATGTCTTTCTGCACAAATACGTTCATGTGATGAAAGCCTTACCCCTGTTGCAACATCTGCATATTTAGAAGTAGGGCTTTTCTTAGGCATTAGTCTTTCTTATCTTCTGCCTTATCTTCTTGTTTAGCTTCTTCATCTTTAGGAAGTTCAGCTTTTAGAAGATTAGAATAATGACCTTGCAATATATTTACATCTGCCATTTCCAAGTTTAACTGTTGTTGTTTAGCTTGAATTTGTTGCAACTTACCTAAATATAATTTGCCATTATC